TGCGAGATGACGCAAAATTGCGTAGAGCAATTTATAAATCGAAGCGCCAACGTGTGCCACGTGTAGATGAAGTTTATGATTTCATGCAATTAGCACAAGCTGCTTATGCAAAACAAATGACAGAACCACTCGCGACGCAAGCCTGGAGTCCTTCTAGGTTAGCGGCGGGGGTGTATAAGATATTCTGTGGGGATAGGTACCTTTGTACTGGAACCCATGTGGGAAACAAACTTTTTGTTGTTGTCCACAGTTTATCTGAAGACATCACCTTGGAATATAAAGCAGTCAATCATGTTCATTCACACAAATTGTTTGGAAAAGACATTGTGTTGGTTAATGAAGAGATTGCTTATTTTCCTATTTGTGGAATTCCTTCCCCTTTTAAGGGACATCATATGAAAATTATGAAGGATGCTAGTATTGTCACGGTTTTTGGTTTTGGAAACGGACAATCAGATCAACCAGATGCAATTACTGGTTTTGCTAGCCCACTAGGATGGTGTAACGCCCCAACACGAGATGGTGACTGTACCTCTCCTGTTTTGGACGTAAACGGAAATGTAGTTGGTTTTTGGACTCATGGAAATGGTCATAATTTTGGCCGTTTTGAAGCAGTGACTGAAGCAATGATACAGGTTGCTAAGTCAGGAGTTCATAACCATGCTGGACTGGATTTTCAGTTAGCCCCCCACTCCCTTTAGATCTTATTGTGAGGCCGTTCTGGGAACGGTATCCTTCGCAATATAGGAAGACGAAGGATGGGGCGGAAGCATTTAGTGCTGATTTTTACGTATCGGAAGAACATGATGCGTATCTATCTGAAAATTACTTCCCTATTGTTGCCTCGTTGAGGAGGATCCCGCGTTATACAAATAAACGCATAATGGACCCTCAACTTAAATGTTATTTAGATGAAAAGCGTATAGACTTGTTACCAGGGTGGGGTTTACCTACACCGAATCAAGCAGCAGCTTATAAATCTTTGGCAAAATATGGAAAAGATGTGTTACCTATGACCAATGTAGATGTTCAGGATATGAATGAAGCATGGAATTGGGTCGCACGCCAGTTTGGATCGTATATGAGAAATTCACAAGTTGTATCTCTTGAAGTAGCAATGACACGTTTAGATATGTCAACTTCAACAGGAGGCCCCTTCAATATTCACTTTCCAGTTAAAAAGGATTTGTTTGAAAATGATCCGTTGATGAAAGTATGGTTGGAGGAGGATTGGAACACTTTAGCAGATGATCCGAATTGGACCTGCGTTTGCACAAATTCTCTTAAAGAAGAGATGAGAACCGAAGAGAAACTCGATGAGAATTCGATACGTACTTTTACCGCGATGGCGATGGATAGTACAATTCATGGTACCCGTTTGTTTGTGGACATGAATGAAAAATTAACTGATTCGCATTTGAAAACAGCGTCAGCTGTTGGATTAAGTCCTTTAAAAGGAAATTGGGATCGGTTGTATCGAAAACTGAAAAAGTTTAATAAAGGTTATGCCTTGGATGAAAGTCAATACGACTCATCCCTGCGTTGTTATATGATGTGGGGATGTGCCAGGTTTCGG